GTGTATACACAAGATTCTGATGGCAAGATTATTCTAAAGAAGCTTGCGCCTCGACACCCGTTGGATATTCAAGAATGGATTTACGATGAGGCTGGTGGTCCAGAAGCTATTATTATGGATCCCACAGAAGCTAACGGTTGGAACGAAATTCGTATTCCTATAGAAAAACTGGTTGTTTTTGTATTAGAGCAAGAAGCCGGTGACCTTCGAGGAATTTCAATTCTACGTAGCGCGTACAAGCATTACTACTACAAGGACACACTGTACAAAATTGACGCGATTCAGAAAGAACGTCACGGTATTGGCATTCCTATTATTAAGTTGCCGCTGGGCTTCTCGGATGCGGATAAAAAGCTCGCCGAAGATCTTGGACGCAATTTGAGGACGAATGAAAGAGCACATATTGCCGTTCCAGAAAACTGGTCAGTAGAATTTGCAAAACTAGAGGGACAACCCGTAGATTGCCTTACCTCTATTAAGCACCACGATGATCGTATTATGACTAATATTCTAGCACCATTCTACGATGACAGTAATGCTAAAGAAGACTCGATGCAAATGTTCTATAAGGCTACTCGTTATATTGCTAAGACGATAGCCGAGACTTTTAATAGATACGTTATCAAACAACTTGTTGATTTTAACTATTCTCGTGGTAGTTATCCAGTTATTACTGCAAGACGTATTGGTGAGTGGGAAGATGCAAGAACTGCATCATTCGCATTCCGTAACTATGTTGGTGCAGGGGCAATCATTCCTGATAATACACTCGAACATTTCCTACGCAATGAACTAGACTTGCCAGCACCAGATCATTCGACTGCTAGGATACCTGCGAATCTTGCTGTTGGCATAGGACCAGACGATGAGTTAATGCCGATTGAGCAAGTATCTTCTACTAGTAGTGTTGTAAATTCTGGTGGTAGAGAAGCTAATACACCCACACAGCCAGGACCTCCGAAGGTTGGATTGCCAAGACAGGCTAAACCTAAGCCGAATTCACCAGGACGCAAAACTATTGGTATAGACAAATCTGGAGGTAATTAGAAATTGTGGACGAAGGGTGAAATATCATGAGACCTGATCCACCTCTGTCGGTACGCCAACGGAAATTGGCAGAACACCGACAGGTGACAACCGTCCGACAAAAGCGTGAGGTCATGCTCTCTGACCGTATGGTTAGAGGTTTCAAAAATAATGCTACACGTATTGCTAAACGACAGGGAATACCCTACGATAGGGCTGCCGCCATCCTGGCTGCGTCCTCGCGGCGGGCATCGGCGTCAGCGCGCAGACGCAATCCGCGCTTAAATCGGGTCAAAGGTAAGAAGGCTGACTAATGACAGTAACAGCTACCTACCTAGTAGAAGCAGCCGGCCTTACATTTGGAGAGCAAAACACCTCTCAGACGTGGGTCCATGCACTTCCTATAGGTGCTTTCAAGCACCCGGTCTACGGCACTATTGACATTACTGCTGAGCGTGCTCAGCGTTTTGCCGAATCTGTTAAAACTAAGGCTCGTGGTATCGATCCTAGTATTAACTATGAGCATGACAATAGTAATGCTGCCGCAGGTTGGGTAAAAGATGCAGAAGCCCGCTCCGATGGAGTGTGGCTTTCTGTAGATTGGGTTGCAGACGCCGCTGCCGCAATCAAAGATAAGAAGTGGCGTTATTTCTCTGCCGAGTTTGTAGATGAATGGGAAGACCCACAGGGTGGGAAGCACACCGATGTTATCATGGGTGGAGCACTCTCGAATCGTCCATTCGTCAAGAACTTAGCTCCAATTAATCTGTCAGAGGCCACATATGAGAATGCGCTAGATCTTGTAGCACTCATTAGTGGTCAGACAGTCGACTCCTTGAAGGGGGGTAAGAGTATGGACCTATCTGATGAAGTTCTAGACAAGATTGTAGATAAGCTTGCAGTAAAGCTTACCAAACCTACAACTGGAAACCCGGCAATTAAGAAACTTACGGAAATTCCGGAACTTAAGGCTCTGGCCGAGGAAAATCCAATGGTCAAGGCGCTTATTGACCATGTCGAGTCTCAGAACCTGAACATGCAAACTAGTGCGCAGATGCTAAAGGAAGCCGAGATCGAGCGCAAACTTTCTGAGTTTGACAGATCAAAGATTGTCCTGACTCCTGTTGCAAAGCAGCGTGTTGTTAACTTGTTAAACCAGATGCCTACCGAACTCTCCGAGGAGTTTTGGACTCTTCTGACTGAGATGAAGAGAAGTTCTGCATTCTTAGTCGAACTCGGTGAGCGCGCTGGTGCCACAGTAAACTATGGATCTGTTAAGACTGCGGCGAAGCAGCTTGAAGAAGAAGCTACGAAGCTTATGTCCGAGCGGAAGCTTTCGTACACAGATGCCGTTGAGCTACTTGCCTCTGAAAATCCGGCGCTTTACAAGCGTTACCGCGCTGAGCAGTTTGAAGGGGTGAATCACTAATGGCAGGATCTGGTTCCAACTTTGTACTTGATAAGGGTTATCTAGTCCTTTCAACGTACAACTCATCTGCCGCAGCAGGTGTTCTTGCATTCCGTTGTGTCACCGCTGCTGCTGTTACAGGTCTTATTGACCTGAATGCTACTGCTACGGCAGCTTCTACTGGTGTGGTCCAGGAACCAATGGACCAGGTAAAGGTTGCCACGGGCAAGGCCGTTGTAGATGTCCGACTTCTTGGAATTTCCAAGGTTCGTGCTTCTGACACGCCAGGTGCTATCGCAATTGGGACTAAGGTAGCTGCTAGTGGCACCGGCGCAAACGCTGGTGGAGTAAAACTTGCTGTTGCTACTAATATTCCCCTTGGTGTTTGTGTTGGTCTAACAGGTACAATTGCCGCCGGTGATCTTATCGACGTGCTTTTGACACCTGGAATGCCAGTTATTTAGGATTGAGGGGAGGGAAAACTAAATGGCTTACAATCCTAGTGGATCTGGAAACGTTCACATTGATCAGGTTCTTACCAATATCAGTGTTGGTTGGCCGAACAATGGTTTAGTGGGAGAGAGACTTCTTCCTAGCGTTAAGGTTATGAAGCAGTCTGACAAATACTACATCTTTGGTCGTGAAGGATGGCTTCCAGAGGACGACAACCGCGCGCCTGGTACAGTGGCAAACGAGGTTGTTGGTTTACAGGTATCAACTGACACTTACTACGCACGCGAACACTCCCTTCAAATTCCGGTAACGGATGAAGAAAGAGAAAACGTCGATTCTCCTCTAGCACCAGATCGTGATGCAACAGAGATGGTTACGTCCAAGATTATGCTTGGACGTGAGGTTGCCATTAAGACACTCGTAACGACCACAGCCAACTATGGTTCGGGTCTGTCTACGACTCTTGCTGGTGCCTCACAGTGGAACTCAGCCAACTATGCTACATCGGATCCGATTTCGGATCTCCGTGCTGGCAAAGTTGCCGTCCACGCTCGTATCTTCCAGGAGCCAAACACTCTGGTAGTTCCTTATCAGGTTATGTCTGCTCTTGAGGACCACCCAGATTTCCTAGAGCGCGTAAAGTACTCTGAGCGGGCTATCTTTAGCCCTGAGTTACTTTCCGCCATTCTTGGATTTAGCAGTGTTGTTGTGCCAGGTGTAGGATTTAACTCCGCTAACCCTGGTGCTACACCAACACTTGGTTACCTGTGGGGCAAAGACGTCATTATGGCATGGGTGCCGGCTCGTGCAGGACTCAAAATTCCTGCATTTGGGTACGAATTCACCTGGGGAACGCAGTATGTGGACAGATGGCGTGAAGAACCACGCAAATCTGATCTTATTCGTGCTTCCCGCCGATATGACCTTAAACTAGTTGCTCAGGGTGAGCCTGGCTCAGCCGATGCTGGTAAATCAATTGCCGGTTACCTTATCAAAGCAGCTATTGCTTAGAGGGGACTGCAATTATGGGTAAAAAAGTGTTTGCTGTTACTAATATCAAGATCGGACAAGCCGAAGACGAATTCTTCGCTGCTGGTGGAGAAGTCGATCCTAAGAAATTTACTATGGAACAACTAAAAGCCCTTCACGATGAGGGTGCCGTCGAAATTAGAGTTGTGGAGGACGAAGTAATGACTGAGCCGGAAGCAACGGAAGCGACAGAAGAAGCTCCTGCGGAAGAAGCTCCTGCGGAAACAGCAGAAGAAGCAGCAGAAGAAGCAGCAGAAGAAACAGCAGAAGAAGCGGCAGCAGAACCGACTGAGTGATGGCCAGAATTACGGTAGATGGGGCGCAAGGGTGGGCAGATCGTTCTAAGTTAACACTGTCCACCCTGGACCTCTCTTTGCTTGATTCTATCGAAACTGAAGTATTAACAAGATTGTCAAGTGCATACGATACTAGCACATGGTTAGACACCACTAATACTCCGCCAATTGTGCAAGTTGTAATATGTAAGTATTATGTCTCCTGGGTTTACGAGAGAGCATATAGCGAAAATCAGGATAGCGGCAGTGATTATGCGGCCATGCTGAGAATGAACGCTGAAATGCTGATTACTGGTTTGATAGATGGAACCATCGACATTCCAGGTGTTACTCCTATAGGTTCTGGTGGCGGTCCAGCGTATTATCCAAATGATGCATCTAGTGCTCTAGAGCCTACCTTTGACGATCCATCATTAGGACCGGCGAAATTCTCAATGGGCCGGGTGTTTTAGATGGCTAGAAGACCGTTTATTTCTAGAGGTATGGCGACTGCCGCAGTAATTGGGCGCACTGGATCACAGCGGTTTAGTGGTTCACCTTATGGTGGAATTGCTATCCTTGCGCCATTCGATCCGTATTTTCAAGCGGCAACGTACGTATACGCGGCTGATATCGATAAACTAGGTGCTCAGTTTAAATCGTGGAAAGAACCATTGATGAAGTCATTGATGGATGTAGTAATGCCATCAATCAAAATGAACTTTGCGGCACAAGGTCGACCTGCATGGCCACCACTAGCAAAATCCACAGTAGTATCTAGAATGAGAAAAGGTTTCGCGCGTGGACCGATTTTAGTCAGAACTGGACTTTTAAGAAAAGTTGCTACTTCCCGTCAGGTATGGAAAGTAGAACCACAATTTCGTGGTCCAGGTTCAGATTCTTTGAACTTCCAAATTAATTACTTTAACCAACGAGTACCATATGGTCGACCAAATCAAATAGGTGCCGAAAGAAGTGCAGCATATAAAGCAAAAAGAGGATCCCGTGGAACTATTAGAACAACGATAATTGGTAGCACTGCTGATCCTTTTGGTTTCTCACACGAAGAAGC